ATTATATTTACTAAGGAGTATTCTGTGCTACCAAAACTATTAATTGTTGGTCACGGCCGCCACGGCAAAGACACTGTATGCGAAATGTTAGAAGCATACGGATATACATTTCAATCATCAAGCAAATTTTGTTCAGAGCTTTTTATCTTTAATGATTTAAAAGATCAATACGGGTACGCTAATGAGGAAGAGTGCTATGCAGATAGGCACAATCATCGTACTGAATGGTATAATATGATACACAACTATTGTAAAGATGATCTAGCACGTTTAGGACGTAACTTATTTGACGAACACGATATCTATTGCGGTTTGCGTAACAAGCGTGAATTTTTTGCAATGCAAAACGAAGAGATATTTGATTATGCTATTTGGGTAGATAGAAGCGATCATTTACCTAGTGAGGATCCTAGTTCGATGAGTATTGAGCAATGGATGTGTAATTACACCATTGACAATAATGGTGATTTACAAAGACTAAAGAAAAACGTACATATACTAATGGAAACAATATTTAAAAATCAGGGACTAGATCTCCCTGCTTCCAGCGGCTACCTTCTTTCTGAAGTACTCGTTGACAGTTAGCACAAATAGTTTTTAAATTACTAGGTCTACAATTAGTTAAATCGCCATCTGTATGAAACACATTAAACTGTTCAGTATGCTTTGATTTGAACCCACATTTTTCACAATTATCTTTTTTCTGATATCCGGTGCGTTTCCACTTAGGAATTCCGTGTCCAACACCGTTACGTAAACACCTTTCACATAGTGTACGATAGTAGGTTTTACCCTCTTTTTTATAATTAATTGCTGCAGGTCGGTGCCCGCATTTACATAATGGTCGCATATTGTATTTACCTCACCTTTTTGGTCCCTTTTTATAGGTGTTTATTACGGTGTTTTATTTTATATAGGCTAAATAATAGTAACGAATGCTCACACTATTAATAGGAGAAATAATATGGCACTAACATCACCAGGCGTACAGGTTAGCGTAGTAGACGAAAGTTTTTACACACCAGCTGAACCGGGTACGGTTCCACTGATATTTGTTGCTTCCGCCGAAAATAAAACTAATGGCGCTGGCACAGGTATTGCTCCAGGTACTACAAAGGCTAAAGCAGGTATACCTTATTTGCTTACTTCGCAGCGCGACCTTACAGAAACTTTTGGAGATCCAATTTTTTACACTGACGCAAGTAACAATGCTATTCACGCAGGAGAGCTAAATGAATACGGATTGCAAGCAGCTTACTCATTACTTGGCGTTTCAAACAGAGCTTGGGTTGTACGTGCAGACGTAGACCTAGGACAATTACAAGCATCAGCAGATGCTCCAGCAGGTGCTCCAGAAGATGGTGCATATTGGGTAGATACTGCATCAACAGCATTTGGTCTTTTTGAATGGAACGGCGCAGCCGTAACATCAACTGGCGGACAAGCATTCGGAGTTAAAGCACCAACTGTAATTACTGACGCAGCGAAAGTATCCGGTGGTGCTCCAAAAGGATCAGTTGGCGCAATTGGCGATTATGCAGTTGTTGCAGGACAAACTACAGCATACACTATATATTACAAAAACTATTTAGGTACTTGGGTTAAAGTAGGAACTACTGCTTGGACAGGTTCAGTACCAAGTGTAACAGGTGGAGCAATAACAACAATTACTAATGCAAANACATTTACTGTTGATGGCGAAAGTGTTGCAGTAAGNGGCACAGANNTTGANNCNGTTGTTNCAGCATTNAATAATGTTTCAAACTTNTCAAANGCAGGCGTTTCAGCAGCAAATGTTGATGGACAGCTTGTTATCTTTAATGACGGTAGTAACGCAGATAATATTGTAATTGCAGAAGGAACAGGTCTACTAGCTGAGGTTGGTATTACTGCAGGCACATACTTTATTCCAGAACTAGTAATTGATCCTCATACATCAGTTCCACAGTGGAAAACAGCATCAGCTAAACCGCGTCCAACAGGCAGTGTTTGGGTTAAAACAACAGAACCAAACAGCGGAGCACGTTGGAGAGTTAAAGTTTGGAATGCAGACACTGCATTATGGGATTTAACTCCTGCACCAATTTATGATGATAATGCAAAAGCATTACTAGCACTTGATAAAGCAGGCGGCGGGATNAATCTTGCAGTAGGCGATCTTTATGTANAGTCTAACTGGACTGAAGCAGCAGATGAACTAGCAGAATTTAAAGTATTCCGTAGATCAACAGCAGGTGCTTCTAGTGTTACTTCAGCAGGAATCACAGCAAGTTCAATTACTAGTGGCACATATGGACTTACACTTGCAGAAACATCAGCAGGCGTATCAACATACTCGTCAAGAACTATAAGTATTAACGCAACTGGCGCAGTTGCAGATGCAGAAGAAATTGCAAACAAAATCAATAGTGCAGGATTTACAAATGTTGTTGCTTCAATTGATGCAACTAACAGAGTAACTATTTCACACTCAAAAGGCGGTGATATTAAAATTACTGACACTGATGGCGCACTTGCAGATATTGGTATTTCAGCAACAGTAATTAGTAACTGGACAGTACTTTCAACATTTACTGCTTCGGCTACAGCACCAACATCAACAACAGCAGACGGTACATTATGGTACAGTTCAGTAGTTGACGAAGTTGATATGATGGTACACGATGGTACTACTTGGAAAGGTTATCAAAACGTACACGCAGGAGCAAAAATTACTACTGCGGCTACAGAGCCTACAGCACCAGCTGGTAACGATCTTTGGATTAGTACAGCAGACTTAGAAAACTATCCAACAATTTATCGTTATAATGCATCAACTACAGTATGGGATTTGATTGATAAGTCAGACCAAACTACTGAAGATGGTGTACTATTTGCAGATGCACGTTGGTCAACAACAGGAGCGTTAAGCACAGAAGGCGCAATTGCAGACTTACTACTAAGTGATTACTTAGATCCAGATGCTCCAGATCCAGCACTATATCCACAAGGTATGTTGTTATGGAATTTACGTAGAAGCGGATTTAACGTTAAGAAATTTGTACGTAATGCTATTGACATTACTGCTGACAACGGTAGATTTAACAACGACGAAGCAATGAGTGGTTATCATCCACATCGTTGGGTTACTGAATCAGCTAACCAAGAAGACGGTAGCGGATCATTTGGTCGCCACGCACAGCGTAAAGTTGTTGTACAAGGATTACAAGCTGGTATGAATAGTAACCAAGAAATTAGAGATGACGAATCAAGAATCTTTAATGTAATGGCTACTCCAGGTTATCCAGAACTAATTGGTGAAATGATTAGCTTAAACTTTGATAGAGGTTTAAGTGCATTTATATTAGGTGATGTTCCAGCTAGATTATCGTCAGATGCTACAACACTTAACGAATGGGGTCAAAACACTAAATTAGCAGTTGAAGACAATGACGACGGACTTGTTAGTAGAGACGAATACTTAGGTATTTTTTACCCTTGGGGCTTTACAAGCGATAATGCTGGTAACAACGTAGTTGTTCCACCAAGTCATATGATGCTACGTACTATTGCATTAAGTGACCAAGTTAGCTATCCTTGGTTTGCACCAGCAGGCACAAGAAGAGGCGGCATTACTAATGCTTCAGCAACAGGTTTTGTTAATGCAGAAGGCGAATTTACTTCAGTTGCATTAAACGAAGGACAGCGTGATACACTTTACAGTGTAAACGTTAACCCAATTACATTTATCAATGGAGCAGGTCTTGTTAACTACGGTCAAAAGACTCGTGCAAGAGCAGCAAGTTCATTAGATAGGATCAATGTAGCACGTTTGGTTATCTACTTACGTTCACAATTGAACAAGTTAGCTAAACCTTACATCTTTGAACCTAATGATAAGATCACACGTGATCAGATCAAACAGGCAGCAGAGAGCTTGTGTTTAGAGTTAGTTGGTGCTAGAGCATTATATGACTTCTTAGTTGTATGTGACAATAGCAACAATACTCCAGCACGTATTGATCGAAACGAGCTATACTTAGATATTGCCATAGAACCAGTTAAGGCTGTTGAGTTTGTTTACATTCCACTCAGACTTAAAAATACTGGTGAGATAGCAGGCTTGTAAAAATGATAAATATATATAACAAATTAGGAGCAAAGTAAATGGCTATTTCATCATTATCAAAAATCACAGTTCCATTAGCTTCGGACGCAAGCAACTCTACACAAGGGTTGCTTATGCCAAAACTTCAATATCGCTTTAGAGTGAGTTTGGAGAACTTTGGTGTTAGCACAGGCGAAGTTACTGAACTAACTAAACAGGTACAGGATGTTACTAGACCTAACGTAAGCTTCGAGACAATGACTGTTGACGTATATAACTCAAGAGTTTATCTTGCAGGTAAACACACCTGGGAAGCTATTACATTAACTTTAAGAGACGATGCAACAGGTGCAGTACAAAAACTAGTTGGCGAACAACTACAAAGACAGTTCGACTTTATGGAACAGTCTAGTGCAGCATCAGGTATTGACTATAAGTTTGTAACTAGAATTGAAATTCTAGACGGTGGTAACGGTAACTACGCACCCGAAGCACTAGACACTTTTGAATTATACGGTTGTTATTTAGAAAGTGCAAACTACAATTCATTAGCATACAGTGCTAACGAACCAGTAACAGTTGCACTTACTATTAAATATGACAATGCTATACAAACTCAAGGCGCATCAGGCGGCGGAGTAGGTACAGCAATTGGTAGAAGTGTTGCAGCTATTGCATCAACTACCGGCGTAAGTTAATAGTTTATCTAGTTAACTAGTCTAACAGAATTAGGGGCTTAATTGCCCCTTTTTCATTTTATACGCACTTAATAACATTGGATAAATATTAGTATGGCAAACATATTCAATGGATTCTTAGATAATTTAGTTAATGGCGCTCTTAGCCCCAAAGGGGATATGGCCGATTATACACACGCGGCAAGATTATATACTGACGATAATTTTCGACTTGCTCCTAAACAAAAATTTCTATATCACGTAACACTTAACTTAAATGAAAATGTAGTAAACAAAGTATTACCTGGATGGGTCCAGCGTCATAGTAACGAAGTTAATATGTTAGTTAAAAGTGTTACTATGCCAAAGTTTGATATACAAACTGAAACTAAGAACAAATACAATCGTAAAAAGAATTTACAAACACGTATTGATTATGCTCCTGTAAATATTGTATTCCACGATGACAACAATAGTATTGTTACTCAATTATGGACTGCATATTATAACTACTATTTTGCAGATGGTACATACGGAAGTAGAGACGGCGCAGGTGCACCTAACCAGACAGCAAGACCATATGATAGATTTAATACATATATGGGTTCTCCAAGAAACGGTGATCGTTTCGGTTTAGATAATAATCAATACGAACCGTTTTTTACAAGTATTCAAATAA